CATTTTGTGTATCAAGCGCAGGTCCAGCAGATTATTTTGTAGTAGCAGGTGGTGGTGGAACTAATTTTGATAGAGATTCAGGCGGTGGAGCAGGTGGATTTAGATTATCTAATTCTGTTGGTTGTGTTCCCGCTCCAACTATGTCACCTTTATCAAATGGAACTGGTATATGTGCTACAGTACAAGGTTATCCAATTGTAATAGGTGCGGGAGGAGCTGCGGCAGGACCTGGTCCATCAAATCCAGGTTCATCTTCATCTGGTTTAGGAATTTCATCAGCAGGTGGTGGCGGATCAAAACAAACAGGTGGTTCAGGAGGCGGTGGTAGGTGTGGTCCAAATGCGGGTGCAGCAGGAAATACTCCACCAGTAAGTCCACCTCAAGGAAATAATGGTGGTTTAGGATTGGCTTATACTCTAGGTACAGGCGGTGGTGGCGGAGCAGGCGCTGTAGGAGCAGATGGCACACCTGGAGCAGGTGGAGCAGGAGGAACTGGTTCTTTTTTAGCAGACACATTTATTGGTCCAACAGCACCAAGTTATGGTACACCAGGTCCAGTAAGTTCAACAAGATATTTTGCAGGTGGTGGTGGTGGAGCTAAATATCCATCAGGTACTGGTGGAGCAGGAGGAACAGGTGGTGGTGGAGCAGCTTATTCAGGTGGAGCAGGTGTAGGTACTCCAGGCACAGTTAATACTGGTGGTGGTGCAGGTGGTTCTGGAGCAAATGGAGGTACAGCACCAAATGGAGCCTCTGGCGGTTCAGGTATAGTAATGATAAGGTACAAATTTCAATAGGTAAATTATGAGTGAAGTAAAAGTAAATAAAATTAGTCCAAGAACAAATTGTGGTACAGTCCAGTTAGGAGATAGTGGAGATACGTTCACAATTCCTGCAGGTGCAACGATCACGAACAGCGGTACGGCGGCAGGGTTCGGTGCAACAGGTTCAGCGTCTTGGGACACAACAGTTAAAACGGGAGACTTTACAGCAGTTGCTGGCGTAGGTTATTTTGTAAATACAACTTCAGGTGAGATTGATGTAACACTACCAGCTTCTCCAAGTGCTGGAGATGTGGTTGCAGTAAAAGATTATGCAAATACTTGGGATACAAACAATTGTATATTATTAAGAAATGGTTCTAATATTGGTGGGAGTGCTTTAGATTCAACTATAAGTACAGAAGGTTTAGCCATTACATTAGTTTTTGTAGATGCAACAAAAGGTTGGTTAGTAACCGATTCAGGTTTACAATCAGAAGTACCTGGACAACAATTTGTTACAGCAACAGGTGGAACAATTACAACAAGTGGTGATTTTAAAATTCATACATTTACAGGCCCAGGAACTTTTTGTGTATCTTGTGCTGGAAATGCAGCAGGTTCAAATACAGTAGATTATTTAGTAGTAGCAGGTGGTGGAGCTGGTGGTGATGCTGGAGATAGAGCTGCTGGAGGTGGTGGAGCTGGAGGTTATAGAGAATCTCCAGGAACAGCTTCAGGATCATATACAGTTAGTCCTTTAGGTGCTTCACCCGCAGTTGCTTTATCAGTACCAGCCACAGCTTATCCAATTACAGTAGGTGCAGGAGGAGCTGGTTCAAGTTCTAATCCTGTAAATGCAGGTCCTGGAAATAATTCAGTTTTTTCAACAATAACAGCTTATGGAGGTGGTGGTGGAGGTGCTTGTGATACTAATTCACCACTAGGAAGAAGTGGAGCTCCTGGTGGTTCGGGTGGTGGTGCTGGTAATAGTAGTAGTCCTCCTGATGGATCTATAGGAAATGGAAACACACCTCCTGTAAGTCCACCTCAAGGAAATCCAGGTGGAACTGCAACTATTGGAGGTAGCTGTTCTAGCGGAGGTGGAGGTGGTGGAGCACTTGCGGCTGGAGACAATGGAGCAACATCAAATGCTGGAGATGGTGGAGGTGGTGCAACAAGTTCAATTAATGGAACACCAACAGCAAGAGCAGGTGGTGGTGGAGCTGGTGGTGGTAATACTTTAGGACCAGGTGGTTCTGGTGGAGGAGGAGCTGGTGGTCGTTGGAATCCAAGTGTAGCTGCAACTGCTGGAACAACTAATACTGGTGGTGGTGGAGGTGGATCTTCTACTAATGCTGGTGGTGGTAATGGTGGTTCAGGAATTGTTATTATTAGGTACAAATTTCAGTAGTTGAATGATAATTAAAAATAAGATATAAGGAGATAATTATGGCACATTTTGCAAAACTAGGATCAAACGGAAAAGTTATTCAAGTACTTACTTTGAATAATGGTGATATGTTAAACGCTGATGGCGTTGAAGATGAATCAGTAGGACAACAGTATTTAGAAACTCATAATAACTGGCCTGCACAAATGTGGATTCAAACTTCATACAATACATCAGGTGGAACTCATAAAAATGGTGGAACACCTTTTAGAGGAAACTACGCAGGTATAGGTTATACTTGGGACGAGGACGATCAAATCTTCTGGCCTAAAAAACCTTATGCATCTTGGGTAAAACATAATGAATCAGCTTCTTGGAAATCACCAATTGGTGATGCTCCAGCATTAACAGAAGAACAGACTTCACAAAATACAGCTAATACTCATATGTGGTCTTACGTTTGGAATGAAGCTAATACAACTTGGGACTTGACAAACAATTTAGCATAAATTAAAAATGGTGGTGGTATGCAGAAGAAAGTATTAACAGAGCAAAGTCTATTCTATGGTGATATCGATATGCCGAAAGGTTTTGAGATAGACCAAGAAAAACTTACCAACGATATTTTACAATCAACTTTTAACACTAAAGAATTTCCATTTTCAAGAACTTGGGATATGTTAAATACATATATGAGAGACTTTATTGGTCTTGATTATGGTATCAATTTAGTTAACAAATCAACGTGGGGAAATATCTATAAACCTGCGGAAACAACAATTCCTTTATTAAATATTGATCCGGTGGATCTACGAAACTCTCCAGACTTTACAATGCTTTATGGTGTTAAAGTTAAAGATTGTTTTGTTCGAATACACTATGAAGATAATAGACGTAAAGGAAGAAGTTGGGACATAGAACTTAAAAATAATATGTTCATAATGTTTCCATCAACGAATATGTATTACCTAACTAACAATCAAAAAGATTCATTAAACTTTGTGCAAACAATAACTTATGAATATATCTAATTACTATTGGTATTTTAGTGGTGTCCTTACACCAAAGTTTTGTGATGATGTAATAGCTTATGCTAATCAACAAGAAGAAACAATGGCAAGAACGGGTGGTTATGGAGATAGAAAATTATCTAAAGAAGAAGTTAAAGATTTAAAAAGAAAAAGAAACTCTGATCTAGTATGGTTAAATGATACTTGGATATATAAAGAATTACACCCATATGTTCACGAAGCAAATAGAGCAGCTGGTTGGAACTTTGAATGGGACAGATCAGAATCTTGTCAGTTTACAAAATATAAACACAACCAATACTATGATTGGCATTGTGATGGTTGGGATAAACCTTATGAAAAAGAAGGACCCGATCACGGTAAAATTCGAAAACTATCTATGACTTGTCAATTAACAGATGGTTCCGAATACAAAGGTGGTGAGTTAGAATTTGATTTTAGAAACTACGATCCACATATGAGAGATGAAAGCCAACACTTAAGAAGAGCAAAAGAGATTTTACCTAAAGGATCTATTATTGTGTTTCCTTCTTTTGTATGGCACAGAGTTAAACCCGTAACCGCTGGCACAAGATACAGTCTTGTTGTTTGGCATTTAGGAAAACCATTTAAATAATATGTATATAAATAATTACTTTAACACGACCATTTGGTCAGAACAAAAACCAGAGTTTGTAAAATCATTAAACAAAGCATCTAATAAATATATTAAAGATGCAAAAACAAGAGAAAAAGCTTTTATTAAAGAGCACGGTGATTTTGGGAGATCCTATCACTCAACACCTTTAACTGCTGATAATGACTTTTTAGATTTTAGAAACTACATTGGTCAAAAGTCTTGGGAGTATTTAGATCACCAAGGTTTTGATATGCAACAGTATACAA